ATATCATTAATGGAACCGCTGATATTAGCGGTGTTGATCTAGGTAACCTGTTCACAGATAACAGCGATCTAGGCAATATTGGCGCATTAGACGCCCTATTAGATGATGAAGAGATGTACGAAGCCATTACGGGTGGTAGTGGCTATCCTGGATCAAACAAAGGTGGCGGTGGTAATAAGGTAGTTAAAACGATAAATAAGCCATATAGCCAAGCAGCTGCACTAGCCAACGCCGGTACAACAGGTGCTAAAGATGGTTACAAATTCGGTCTAGCCCACGGTGGCCATATTAAAGGTTATGCCATGGGTGGTGCTCCAGACTTCAGGCAAGAAGTGGCCACGATAGAAGATCTTGATGAAGCTACCGATTTAGAATTGCTAGCAAATCAAGCTCAACAGATGTCACAACCTAGTACTAGGTCTGACGAATTGATGGCGATGCTACAGCAAAATAATACTAATCCTAATAGCTTTGGTAATCAGTTATCCACAGAAAAAACCGCGTATACTAACGCCGCTGCCGATTTCCAGAAAATGATAACGGACATGGCTGATAACCAGAGTACGGGCCCATCAGAGTCAGAGAAGTGGTTTAGATTAGCCGCTGCATTTGGCGCACCCACTAAGTCTGGTCATTTCACAGAAAACCTAAGTTTAGTTAATGTTGAGTTAGCTAATGTGGCTAAAGAGAGGAGGACTGCGGGAGCTGCCGGAAACACGCTTAGGATGGAAGGGGCTAAGTATGGTCTTGAGCTGTTGAAAGAGCAAATGCAGAACACTAGCGGTTTAGCTGCTGAAGAACGTCGAGCCAATAAAGACATGCAGAACATGCTCTTAGAATGGGATAGGGAAAACCTTAAAACATTGGAAGCACGTGAATATGATTTAGCGGTAATCGCAGGTACTCGCGAATATGACGCTACTAAACCCCAGACTGAAGCAGGTAAGCTCGCCGTGGCTATGGGTAATAAGGTAGGCAGTATCGGTTATCAAAGTTTCGTTAGAACATGGTATACCGATAAACAGGCGAGAGATAAGCTTGAATTAGAAGCGTTAACTAATGCGGCTAATCAACTTAGCAATGCTGAAATAACGCAGCTTGAGAAGACTGAAGCTACTTTACAAGCAGCAGATACAGCGCTAACTCTCTTAGCTCGCGCTCATACCTTGAATAACACTGCATACACTAATGAACCTGTGGATGCGTTGATGACTAGTTTGGATGGGGTGTTTGACCCAGAAAGTCAGCAATATAAAGACACTAAAGAATTAGAACTAGTGTTGCAACAAGTCGCTGTGGCTCAATTGAAAGCCACGTTCGGCGGTGCAGGTATTACTGACGGAGAACGTAAAGCACTGGAGAACTTGCAAGGTATAGGACTTAAGGATAAAGACACACGACGGACAATTATTGAAGCTGCAATAAGCGCCATGCGTAAAATAGAACTTAAGAAGCAGGAACATAAGAAAAGTATTCTTAACCGTACAGCGTATAAAGTTCAACCAGTGGAGACTAAATGATGGCTACCGATAACTATTGGGGTAACACCGCTCGCGCAGTTCTCGGCCAAGGTTTGGCTATGGGCTGGGGTGATGAACTTGAAGCTAAGATTAGAACCATGTCTGGCGATGAAACGTATGAAGAAGAGTTAGCCATGATAGCTAATAGCTATGATTCATATGCTGATGAAAATCCAATGACTGCACTAGGAGGAGAGATAGCGGGTAGCTTCCTACCTACTGTTGCAGCGTATGCTGCGGCTCCTTTCACGGGAGGCGCTACGGCTCCTCTAGCGATCGCCAATACTGCACGAATGGCTAATTTAGGTAATAAAGCATTGAAAGTGTGGAATAATCCTTTAGGTAGATCTATGACAGTGGGCTCAACTAGCGGCGTTGTTTCTGGAGCGGGCACTGCAGACGAGGGCGAGAGAATGTCTGGTGCTCGTTCTGGCCTAGCTTGGGGCTTAGGTCTCGGCACTAGTCTACCTATTTTAATTCGCGGTGGTGGCGCAGTGTTGAGGGCTATTGGCGATAAAATGAGGAAGAGCGGTATACGAGTTGAGGAAGGTGCGCTTAGAAGGATATACGATAAGATATCTAAAAAAGGTGGTACCCCTGATGACGTGTTTGAACAGTTTATGTTAGACCAGGAAATGGGTGTTCCAAGTAGAATAGGTAACTATAACCCAGCTACTGTTAATCAGATGGACACCTTAGCGTCTACTGAAGCTGCAGGGGACATGATAGAGGACGGGTTAATTAATATACAGAACCAAGCTGGGGAACGGGTCGTAGCACAGACTAATAAGGCATTGGGAGGAGACAACTATTATGATATGGTGGATGATCTCACACATGGTCTTAGGAATAAAGCTAAGAACTTATATGACGAGGCTTATGAATTTGGGGCTGTTGATGATAAACGGATTCTAAGTCTACTTGAAAGTAACCCTAGATTTAAGCAAGCATATGAACAGGCTAAAAGAATAGCTAAGAGTGAACAGGACGCAGATATTCTAGCGGGTGGAGATGGTAAAGCATTTGAATTAATACCCTACGAGATATCAATGGACGGTGACAAAGTAGTAGGTGCGGTGCTTCCAGATGTTAGAACTCTTGATTACATAAAGCGGGGCTTGGATGATATTATCCGTAGAGGCTTCGATGGTGTAGGTTTAGCGCCTACTGAAGCAGCCGCTCTACGTAAACTGAGGAATGGTTTTGTTGATGTTGTTGATGAAGTCACTGAAGTTGACGGAGTGTCTGCATATAAAACAGCTCGTAAAATGTACGCTGGTGAAATAGAAGTTATTGACGCATTGGAAGCAGGTAAGAAGGAATTCAATAAATTAGCTCCTGAAGAAATAGCTAAGAGATTTAAGAACATGAGTGCCGCAGAAGGTGAGGCGTTTATAGTAGGAGTTAATAGGTACCTAACAGACTTGGTTAATAACCCTGCACATAACGCCAATTATGCTCAACGAATTATTGGTTCCAAAAACACTAGGCTGAAACTTCAAGCCATGTTCCCTGATTTAGATGATGCTGGAATGGCGCTCTATGAAGCCGCTCTTATGAGAGAAGCCCAGATGTTTAAAGAAATTGGAGGTACGTTAAACAATTCTAGAACAGCTAAACGTATGGCTGGGCAAAGAGACCTACAGGATACTGATAATATAATGGATGCGGTTGCATTAGGTGTGGGTACTTTAGATACTAGCCTAACCACAATGGTGGCGAACTTGCTAAAAGGTCGCACAGCTTCTGCTGATATGAAGAGGCGTATGGCTGAAATGCTCATGGCGGACAACCCAGAGAAGGTGGCGGCAGCGGTGGAAGCATTGAACCAATATGGTAAGAAAGCTGCGATAGCTACTCAGAAACTAACCCAAGTGGAGACAGGTTTATCTTCAGCAGGCGCTCAACTTCTTGACACTGAAACGGGTACATCTAGACCTGCAGGAACAAGGAACGCAGCCTTCGGTAATAGTAGAAATGTCCAAGATGTAAAAAATGAAGTCACTGCGGAAGTGGCAGTTGATACTTCGACACTAACCATGGCCGAAAGATTCCCTGATCTGGATATGGAAATAGACTAATCACCTCGCCCCAATGAATGGGGCTTTACTTTCTTGGAGAAGTGCGCTATAATTAATTCATTGGTTGAGACCGACTCACCAATTATAACTAAATAACTGGAGTATCACATGACTAACTTAACATATTTATCCCCACAAGAAGTTCTATTAGCTGTCGTAGGTGTTGACGCACGTAGTTATGCAGGCGATCGCACTCCATATAACGCTATTAGAGATTTCGCCTTTACTTATACCTGCTGGGCATTAACACCTAAAGGTAACCATGGCCACTTCGCCACTCAAGAACAAATCAATGCCGCACCTAAATGGTTGTTAATGGATTCTATCTTGAACGCTTGTGAGAGCTTTGATGAAGGTAGTAGAGAAGATGATCGTACTTTTATGGAGATCGTAGGAGCTTCAATGGGTGGTATGTCAGAAGTATATACCATTAAAGGTGAGTACGTAACTCAGTATTAAACCTGATCGGGGCTTCGGCCCCATAACTTATAACTGGAGTATCTTATGAACGTATCAACTATTGAACCTAACATGGCCGACCGTTATATGGCTAAAGTGAAGTCATCTTCACAGTACAGATTGATAGAAGGTATCGGCTGTGCTAAAGTCTACCGCATCACCGATGGTAAACTGGTCGTTGAATTAGACTGGGATGAAGATACAGATGTTATCGTCACTACATATAATGTGTGGCCGTTGGAAAAAACCCTATAACTTATAACTGGAGAATCACATGTCTTGTGGAACAATTTACAAATTGAAGTTTGGTTGGGAATACTGGTATGACCGTTGTGAACGCACTTGGTTCGCAGCTCAGTTTGATACTGTGGGTAATCAGATATCTCATGAAGCCCATGATGCTTATCACAAATCAAGTATTCTTGTCTTGGTTAACCGTGATATAGCTACTGAAGAACGCTTATTGCAGAGCGTGTCCCATCGCAGCTTAGTGGAATTTGCACTAGGTAAAGGTTATAGTATCGAAGTGGTTGGCCTGACACCTGAGTTAGATATCAGGGATCATGACATCAAAGATGCTAAGACTAATCCTTGTGATATAATCAACGATATTGAACATGCTTTCGTTTATGATGCGAATCATAAGGATGTCTGCTGCATGATATTTCACTATCCTGATAATCCTCTCGTACCTGTGTGGGCACTAGTTGATTTAAACGCTCCGGCAGGTGAGAGCACAGTTACCTCACATTCTGGAGGCATCGTTAGAGACTGGGAAGCACTGTGGACTTACTATGGTACTCGAGTTGATTCTAAGTCATTCCTTTATGCAACACCATTAACAGAACTAACTGCTAAGCAGTGGGAGAAATAATATGAGACTTTACGTAAATAGTACTAACGAGTGGTTTGGTAATCAAGATGATGCTAACGCTGCTAAATTACCTTATGAGCTGTGCGTTGTGCCTGATGATAAGAAGGGGCTCATTCAGTTCTTAAACAACTATAAGGCACTCACTGAAGTTGATGAGATGTATCGTGAACCTACGGCTACTGCTGATGATGTTGTCCTACTCCCTTGGAAAGAAGAGAGGGATGCGAAGCTGAAGCTCGGAGTTGTACGTAAGCAGGTTATTTGTTACTTGGAGTACAGTCCCTCAAGTGATGAAGTGACCGATGTACGTATGGTATCGTCTGAGACATTAGCTGCAGATAACTGGGCGGCGTGGAGTAAGCTAGACCGAGAGCTGTCGTCAGAACGTGAGGGCTCATAATATCCTTATTGAAAAATAAAACTTTACTTTGCTAATTGAAGCAGCTATAGTAGAACGCATAACTTATAACTTGGAGTACAGTATGAATCAACGAGATTCTCAAAACACATTGAAACGCCTCAATCACAGCGCATCTGTCAAGCCTCAGTCGCGCTCTATTATTGTGGGTCGCATTCTAATAGCCTGCCTACTACCCTTACTTGTAATTATTATTTTCACCATCACAGGTCAGATGGATTATGAAGATGAAGTTAGGGAATCTGTCCATTACTGTAACATGGTTGCCGATGGAATCTGGCCTGATTACAATAATCTTTACGATCAATGTGATAAAGCGTATAATGCTTTAACCGAACTGGAGAATAACTAATGATTAACTTTACTGAATTAACCACTAAAGAATTACTTACGTACTGGAACAGTTATGAAGGTACTAAGCCTATTAAGAAGTTTCGTGACCGTGCTACCGCTGTTCGTCGGTGTCGTGAACTGGGCGATCTTGTCCATGCTATTGAAAGTACTGGCCGTACTCCTAAGCGTACCACCCCAGTGGCTCTTGAACTTGTTCAGAAGCCTGCTGATGTACCGCATAATAAGTACGCTAGGCTTCCAGCGACTCCTGAACGTAAACGTAATATGTCTGATTCTTTACGTCTTGATAGAACCATTTACGTCACTAATGAGGCGGGTAAAGAATGGTACTTCAACAATACTCATGCTATGTGGAGGGAACGTCCTGACTGGATGTCTGGCGCTCAAGTAGACCGTATTACTCGTGTTCTATATACGGCTGCTAAGCAGGGTATTAGGACCTCTGTTGAACTTAATGGTCGCACATTCCAGATGCAATATGTTGAAGACTTAGTCTTGAGTGTGGAGGGGTAACATGGATACTATATTTGAAAAACTGTCCATTGACCGTAATGAGATTAAGTGGGAGGACTATCTCGGTGAGTACACACCTTGGGAAAACAGGTCAGGTGTTTGGTTCAAGCGTGAAGATTACTTCGCGCCTCTGGGCTATGCTGGTCCTAACGGTTCCAAGATGCGTCAATTGATCTGGTATATCAACCGCTTCAAGGAAGGTAAGAACCATATCGTTACTGGGGCTTCCATTCAATCTCCACAACTTAGTATGAGCGCCGTGGTCGGTGCCCATTATGGGCTGAAGAGTCGGCAGGTGGTTTACAGTAAACCACATACTGTGACCAAGCATGACAATCCTAGGATAGCTGCTGGATTCGGTGCGGTGTTTGAATACGCCAACGGACCTTACAATCCTATCATTCAAAAGAGAGTAGCGGATCTCACGCAGGATAGTTCTCTTGTGGTTGAATACGGTATTACATTACCGCATAAAAAATACCCCGCTGAGGATGTTAGGAAGTTCCATGAGGTCGGAGCATATCAAGTGAGTAATATGCCTGATGAAGTTGAGCGGCTGATCATGCCCGCAGGGTCTTGTAATTCGCTAACCAGTGTTTTACTCGGGCTTAGTAGAGATCCTAGGAACTTGAGAGAGCTGTTTACTTTAGGTATTGGCCCTGACAAGCGAGCTTGGGTTAAGGAACGTCTTAACCTGATGGGTGTCGATACTGACGCCCTACCGTTCAAGTGGAGGCATTACTCCCTGCACGATAACAAGTACTCATCTTATAGCGATAAGTTTAAAGGTGAGAATTTTGACGGTATTGATTTCCATCCAACATATGAAGCCAAGATGTGGCGCTGGTTGAGAGAGCATGAAGCTGTTGAACAAGATGATCGTACGGCATTCTGGATTGTAGGAAGTGCCGCCGATACTAAAGTCGTGGAACCATTTTACACACAATTAGGATAATAACTATGATAACTCATAAAGATTACAGACTACCAGAGAACCGCAAAGAGTATTTTAATAAACTTTACGCGGTTAATCTGACTCACGGTGTTATGCCAGGATTGGTTTATCTTTACCTACCTGCGCTGGCTAAGAAGTACGGCTGGGATCACGAGCAGAAGCTCTGGTTCGCTTTCTTAAACGGCATGACCCAAAACCCTATAACATCATTAAAGTTGTTTGAGCAGCTTCCTGAGGTGCCTCCGGCAGGAGCGGCATTAACTAAGTTTACCGACTGGTTCAATGAATCGTGGGATAACCTCCAGTATGATACTGACAGGCGATACCAGAAGAAAGATACCATCACGGCGATTAAGTCTTATGCTGAGATTGTGTCTAAATACGACAACCAGTTATTCATGATCAAGTATCTTAATTACCCTGATCTGTGGAAGCTCGTTAGAGACAACTATAGCTCATTTGGCAGGCTCTCATCTTTCAGTTATCTTGAGTATGTCTACCTTAACGGTTATGGTGTAGACTGTGATAACCTATTGTTTGAAGACAAGTCTGGTAGTAAGTCCCACCGTAATGGAATGATGATGCTGCAAGGGGCTGATCAGTATGTTTGGGATAAACGGTCTGATAGTGGGTTTGACGGTAACTACCCAGACTTCCCTAAGATATGCACATGGCTTAATGAGACCTCTAAATGGCATATAGAAGACTTCAAGAAAGCTAACCCCATGGTTCCTAATGCGGGTAACTTCACATTTGAAAGCAACCTTTGTACCTTCAAGAATCACTTCTTTGGTAGACGCTATCCTGGAGTTTACTCTGACATGGCATGGGCCCGAATAGAATGGGCTGAGGAACGGGGAACAGATGTTTCAGTGTTCAAAGACATTCGAGAGGCCAGCTTACCTGATTGGCTGCGGGTGGAGACGTCTGGTGAGAAGATGACATCGTCATACATTAACAGTAAGGCTGCACAATTTAAGGATACGGGTATGCCATTTAGAGGGGAGTACTTCCTATGAGTAATATCATACTACGTGTTTCTGGAACTTTCGGGTCTGGTAAGACTACGGCGGTTAGGGAGTTTATAAATAGATACCCGAGTGAGATCTTGTACGCTGGTGCTAAGATAATGGGGTATCGTGTGGACTTGAGTTCTCAAGGTGTTACCCAGCCGCTTTACATTGTAGGTAAGTACGATAATGTTTGCGGCGGGACTGACTCCATCAAAGACCAAGCGACGGTAGCTGATAGAATAATGAAGGCTCATGCACTAGGTCACGTCATGTACGAAGGTGCGTTAGTATCCGCATCTGGTCTGGGTGGGAAGGTTACCCAGACTACTGAACCGACAGGTTGTACTGTGTACGCATTCCTAGATACTCCTGAAGATAAATGTATTAGCAGAGTGATTCAACGTAGGCTAAACGCAGGTAACGAGAAAGAGTTTGATCCCAAGAACCTAATACAGAAGTTCCGCAGCGTGTGGAAATGTTCTGAGAATTTAGTTGAGGCTAACTATAGCGTGGAGTATATAGACCACCTATATCCACACGACCATTTATTAAAACTTATAGCGGAGTACTAACCATGATTGAAGCATGTCCATATCCAGCACCAACGAAGAAGAATATCACCTCAATGCCCGCATTGCTTTATTTCATTTGGGAGCGAGAAGCAATCAGACTCGGTAGAGAGAATGAAGACTACACTGGTGAGCTTACTCAGGATCCTATATTGCGTAAATACAAGTTTACCAATATCAGGAGAAAAGATGATCGCGTCAGTAAGTGGATTATTGAGAATGTGATTAAGAAGGGATACCGTCAGGATCTCTGGTTCGTACTCCTGATCTGCCGCCTAGTTAACTGGCCACCGACTCTTCAACATTTGATTGATGAAGATGTCTTATTCAGAGTCGCTGGTGACTTTGATCCTATCAGGTTTTCTGAAGTGATTGAAGGATTTAAAGAAGAAGGTAAGAAAGTGTACTCCGGAGCGTACATGGTTTACCCGACCAAGAAGGAAGCAGGCTCAGTTAAGTCTCTATCTTTAGGTAAGTATATTATTGAACCTGTGCTAGACTCCGCTGATGAAATAGATTCCGCTCAGCATGTTTCAATCGCTAAGTTTGTGGAAGAGATGGCTCAGTGTTTCGGTATCAGTAACTTTATTGCAGGGCAGGTTGCTGCGGATTTAACGTACTGTCAGGCCACAATGTCTGAGGCAGTTGACTTGTATACGTTCGCTCCGATTGGTCCTGGCAGCTCAAAGGGATTGAACTATCTGTTAGGTCGTTCTCCTTATGCCTCTTGGAAACAAGAGGACTTTAACTCACGATTGATGACCATCAGGGAACACATTGTTGAAGAGCTAGAGATTGACGATATGACCCTACATGACGTACAGAACGTAATGTGCGAGTACAGCAAGTATGCTAGAACAGTTCTTGGTGAAGGCCAACCCAAATCAATGTACCGTCCTCAGGAGGGATTTTAACATGGAACTAAGAGTAAATAATGTCAACGAAGCGTTCTCTGAAATCTTCTGGAAGTTTCGCGTATTAGATGTACCGCCAGAGGAGACCCGTAACGGACCCGCGCTAGTGTACCCTGAAATGGTTACCACTATTTATAGGTTCCCTGACGAGCGTGTTCTGTTCCACGAAGGTCGTGATGCTAACCCTATATTCCATTTGATGGAAGCTATCTGGATGTTAGCGGGTAGAAAGGATGTTCAGTTCCTCAAGCAATTCAATAGGAGAATGGCCAGCTTTAGTGATAACGGTATTGAGTTCAACGCGGCTTATGGTTACCGATGGCGTCACCATTTTGGTAGTGATCAGCTGGTTAAGTGTATTCACCACCTACGAGGTAATCCAGATAGTCGCCAAGCGGTTATTCAGATGTGGGATGCTGAAGACCTCTGCAAAGAGACTATTGACAAGGCATGCAACACTCAAATAATATTCAGCAGTAGGAGTGGTAAATTAGATATGACCGTATTCAATAGGTCAAACGATATCTGGTGGGGTGCTTATGGGGCTAACGCGGTTCATTTCAGCTTCTTACATGAATTCATAAGTCGTTCTGCGGGTATGCGTATTGGTGAATATCGTCAGGTGTCTAACAACTTTCATTTCTATACTGACCTGTATGACGTGAGCACTTACTTTGATTCACCACCAGACCCAGTTGACTATGATCATTACAGGACGACTGTTTCTCCATTCCCCATAATGGATAATATGGATTATGAAGGATTCTTGGAAGAGTGTGAACGGTTCTGTGACGATCCATTTCAAGAGGCCAGTACTGATATTAATAGCGGCTATCAAGAATACAAGCATGCCTTCTTTACTGACGTGGCTATACCGATGGCCTTGGTTTCAAAAGAGCGTAAAGATAATACCAGCGATGGTTTGGAGCAGGCTTCCAACATTAAAGCATCTGACTGGAGGTTGGCTGTTGAGCAATGGATCAAGCGCCGTCAAAAATAACACTTTACTTTTGGTAATTTATAAACCATACTTATTGTATAACTCATAAAGGAAAACTAAGCATGAAGACAACTCTTGACTTCTTATTAGATGGCGCACAGGTTAGGCGATTTCATACTCGCCAGACTGTGGCAACTGAGACAGTTGGCCATCACTCCCACGGCGTAGCCACCATAGCATTATTGATTGACCCAGAGGCCAGTCGTGATCTTATAATTGCTGCGCTGTATCATGATCTATCTGAACATGTAACTGGTGATATACCTTCCCCTATGAAACGGGAGTATGGTATTAGCGCCCAGATTAGCGATATTGAAGATAAGCTGATGGGCCAAGCAGGTATAGTATTCCCTACTCTTTCCAAGAAAGACCAACGAACTTTAAAACTCGCTGACATCGCTCATGGCGCAATCTTTTGCTGCCAAGAATTGGAGTTAGGTAACTTGAAGATGCGTAACATATTAGATACGTATCTGAGTTATGCCTATGAGCACGTTCTTGTCGGTAGGGAACAACAGCTCTTCAGTTTGATTGAAGAAATGTCTAACGATGTTGACCAGCAAGAGTTACTTAATCTACTAGAGGATATGATCCATGACCGCGAATAATAAACAAATTGGTGGCAACCATTACAAGAATGACGGTAAGGGTGAAGAACATTGGGATCGTGTAGAGCGCCTAAACTTGAATTACTTTCAAGCCTGCGGTACTAAGTATATTGAGCGGTGCTACTTGAAAGAAAACACCATCCAAGACTTACAGAAAGCCGCTCACTTTATTCAGAAGCTGATTGAAATTGAAGAGAGCTATGACTTCGTTGATAAGGTTCTTAACATGGAAACAGACGACTCATACCATGAAGGTGGTGCTGACGGATCATACGTCAATCAAGACCAGCCTGACCTATTTCACTGTGAAAAGTCGTGAGTACTTGGGTGTTTGATACTGAGACTCTTCCTAACCGTACTCTGCTCAGCGCACAATGTGTTGAGACTGGGGAATGGTTTGATGTCTGGAGACATGAGTACGATGCTGTCGGTAAGTTGAGGGAGTTCATCATGGAACCTGATTCAACTTTCGTAGGTTTTAATTCTCTATCTTTTGACAATGTGGTTGTAGCTGCGTTTGCTGCAGGTAGGGACGAGACCCAGATCAAGACCATAGCGAATGATTTGATTGAGAATCGTACGCCACATTGGGCGGCTTACAGGAAGTATCACTTACGTCAATGGATAAAAGATTCAATAGACCTAATTGAAGTGGCTCCTTCTTTCGTAGGATTAAAGGCTTACGGTGCCAGAATGCATATGCCTATTTTACAGGACATGCCGATGGCTCATAATGTTGATGTATACCCTTCTCAAGAGAACGATATACTTGAGTATTGTCATAACGATGTGTTGACCACAAGAAAGCTGCTTGACACATTAGATGAGCAGATAATGTTACGTGTCCAAATGAGTCGCCAATACGGTGTTGACATGCGTAGCAAATCTGATTCACAGATGGCTGAGCAGGCTTACATTAAGAGCATGGGTTTACAACGCAGGGATAATAAGATACCGCTAACGATAACATATGATGC